CCCATCGCGCCAGCGAACGCCATGATCTTTGACCACACGGCAGGTGGGAAGGCAGTAACCCAACTCCAGATCGCTTCCGCGCCACTGACGATACCGTTCTTCACCCACGTAATGAACTCGACTCCGTGTGATGCCATCGCCCCAGCGAACGCTAGAATCCGATTCCATACCACGCCGGGGAATGCGGTCGCCCAGTTCCAGATGGCGACAGCACCGTTGGCGATGCCTGTACCGACCCAGGTGATGAACTCGGCGCCGCGGGTTGTCATGGCGCCGGCGAACGCGAGGATCCGATTCCACGCAGTACCAGGGAACGCGGTCATCCAGTTCCAGATGGCGACAGCACCGTTGATGATCCCGTTGCCGACCCAGGTGATGAACTCGATTCCATGCTGGCCCATCGCTGCAGCGAACGCGAGGATCTTAGCCCACGCCGCGCCCGGGAACGCTGTCATCCAATTCCAGATCGCCACCGCACCATTCGTAATGCCCGTGCCGACCCACGTGATGAACTCGATGCCATGCGCAGTCATGGCGGCAGCGAACGCGACGATCTTGGTCCACGCCGCAGCCGGGAACGCTGTCATCCAATTCCAGATCGCGACGGCACCGTTGATGATCCCGGTGCCTATCCAGCCGATGAACTCCACACCATGCTGAGTCAGGCTGGCAGCGAGAGCCAGGATGAATCCCCACGCTTTCGGCACGAACGCTGTCATCCAATTCCAGATCGCGACGGCACCATTGATGATCCCGGTGCCTAGCCATCCGATTAGCGTCACGCCGTTAGCGATGAACGATGGAGCGACTGCTTGGATGAACCCCCAGGCTTTCGGCAATAGCCCTGTCATCCACGTCCAGATCGCGGCGGCCCCGTTGGCGATGCCTGTTGCCAGCCATCCGATGAGCGTCGCGCCGTTAGCGATGAGCGATCCGGCCGACGCAAGGATGAACGTCCACGCCTTACCCGGGAACGCTGTCATCCAAGACCAAATCGCGGCCGCACCGTTGATGATTCCCGTACCAAGCCAGGTGATGAACTGCTGACCATACGTGATCAGCGCTGGCCCAGCTGCGAGGATGAAGCTCCAGGCTTTCCCTGGGAACGCTGTCATCCACGACCAAATCGCTGCCGCACCATTCGTGATTCCCGTGGCGAGCCACCCAATGAACTGTTGGCCGTAGGTTATCAGCGTCGCCCCAGCTGCGAGGATGAAGCTCCAGGCTTTCCCTGGGAACGCTGTCATCCACGACCAGATCGCGGCGGCCCCGTTCGTGATGCCAGTGGCCAACCATCCGATGAACTCGGCGCCGTGCGCAATAAACGATGCGCCGGCAGCCAGGATTAGGCTCCACGCCTTACCCGGTAGCGCTGTCATCCAAGTCCAAACAGCGACCGCGCCGTTGACGATGCCCGTGGCGAGCCAGCCGATGAACTCCACGCCGTGCGCGATGAAAGCCGCACCCGCGGAGACAATGAATCCCCATACCTTGCCTGGGAGTGCTGCCCACCAAGTGAAGACAGCGACCGCGCCGGTAACGATCCCGGATGCGAGCCATCCGATGAACTCCGCTCCGTGAGCGATAAGCGCTGGCCCGGATGAAACAATGAAGTTCCAGACCTGACCTGGGAGCGCAGTCATCCACGACCAGATCGCAGCGGCACCGTTCACGATGCCAGTGGCGAGCCAGCCGATGAACTCCACGCCGTGCGCAATAAACGCGGACCCGACGGATGAAATGAAACTCCACGCTTGAGCTGGGAACGCAGTTAACCACGTTATGATCTGGCCGCCCACAGTGGTGATAGCGGTCATCGCAGCCGACGCTATCTGACCGAGGTAACCCCAAATCCCGGCGAAGATTCCCTTGATGCCCTCCCACGCTCGAGTCCAGTCCCCAGTGAACACGCCGGCTATGAAGTTAATGATCCCCTGGAACGTCGTCATAAGGTTTGCGATCCCGGCCTTGATGAAGTCCACAACCGGTTGGACGGCCTGCCGGATCCATAGGAACGCATCGCCCACCAGATGCGCGTTGCTGCTAATCCATGTCCACGCGTTTTGGATGACATCCCAAATGACTTGCACACCGTTCTTGAACCACTCGAAATGCGTGTACGCGTAGATGAGTCCTGCAACCAGTGCGCCGATCGCTACTACGATCGCCGTGATCGGTGAAGTCAGGACTGCGAGCGCAGCATTCAACGCCCATGTTGCTGCGGTCTGCACGCCAGCGGCTATTGCCGCCGCATAGTGCATCGCGATAGCGGCGGCCATCGAAATGTTCGTCGCCACCATCGACGAACCGAACACCCACCGCGCGGCCGTCGCGAGTGCCGTAGCCACCGTCCACGTAGTGGTAGCAGCGGCTATGGCAACAGTGGCGACAGTGGAAGCTATAGTGGCAACTTTCCATGCGGTGATCGCAGCAACCAACGCATACGCAGCGGCCGGGGCGTCCTTCAGGAAGTTCGCGAACGTCTGCAACGGCACCGTCAATGCATCGATAACTGTCAGAAACACTGACCAGGTTCCGGCGCCGACCGCGGCCGATGCGGTGAGCAGCGCCTCGCCGAGTGCTTTTACTGACGGCCACGCAGTCACAAACGCATCACGGATACGCGCACCCGTGGCAGCAACACCCTCCAGTTGGGTGCCAACCCCCGCGCCAGCCGTCAAACCATCCCAGAACGCTTTCACCATCGGAACGAGTTTGTCGATGACTGGGAACAGTTGGTTGTTCAACGCTGTAACCACTGCCACAACGGCGGGGAGGAAGACTTCTCCTAGTTTCCCTTTCGCGTCTGTCCACTGTGCTGTGAGGATCCGCTGTTGATTCGCCAACCCAGTAGACGTGCGAGCGAAGTCTCCTTGCGCATCCTTCGTCTGCTTGAAAATCACGCTGTTAGCGGCGAGGACTTTCTGCTGCGCAGTCAGCGTCGGAATTGTTCCATCGGTTGCCTTAGCTAGGGTTGCGTTAGCGGTTGCTAGATGGCCCTCCGCTGTCAACGCCTCTTCGGATGTCTTCCCGTGCTGTTGAATTGCCTCGGTGTACTTCCGCTGCGCCGTCATTGCATTGATCTGTGCGGAGCGGATCTTGTCTGCGCTCGTCGTGGCCTTCACTATGCCCATCGACATGGCTTCAGCTTTGAGCGTCGCATCATTCAACAGCACGCCGTATCGTTGCAACGGTTCGGACTCGCCGCGCAATCCCGCGGTCAACGCCTCGATCGCATCCGCAGGCGTCGTATTATAGAACGACGCCATATCGGTAGCGAGAGCCGTGAGCTTCGTCGAGAATGCCGCGTTCGCGTCCGCGCCTAAGTTCGCGGCCTTACCGAAGATGCCGAACCCTGCAGCGGCATCCTGCGCAGCCAGCTTCGATAACCCGAGAGCTTTAGCACCCTTGTCGCCGAAGGCGTTGACCGTGCCGGTGGCAGCACCGAACACCACTTGTAGTTTCGTGCCAGCTTCGTTCAGGTCAGATGCTTGTTTGATGCTGTCAACCGCGAAATTCTTGATGTCATTGAGAGCGAACACACCAAGGATTTGATTGCGAAGACCTTTCACAGCGTCGTCGACAGCGAACAGACTTTTGACTTTCTCCTTTATGCTTTTCGCTGCGCTGTTGAATCCATCGCTGAAACTGTTGCCAGCAGTGCGTCCGTCACGTGCAGCGGTAGTCCCTGTAAACGCACTCGATAGGACCGTTTTTAGGCGCTTGGCAACACCACTGAACCCCGTGCCATAGTCGGTGGAAGCCTTACCGCCCTCACTGCGAGCGTTACCGCCAGCGAACGCACCCGACAAGGACGCCTTCAGCCGGTTGGCAACACCACTGAACCCCGTGCCATAGTCAGTGGAGGCTTTGCTGCCCTCGTTCTTGGCGTTACCGCCAGCGAACGCACCAGTAAGGGACGCCTTAAGTTTCTTCGCTACACCACTGAACCCGGTGCCGTAATCGTCACCAGCGCGCTTACCGTCCGCTGCTGCCGGTACACCTGTGAATCCAGCTGTGAGACCGGCCTTGATGCGCTTCGCTGCACCGCTGACGCCCGTACCGTAGTCGTCGCCGGCCTTCTTGCCGTCGGCGCTCGCGGGGACACCGGTAAACGCAGCCGTAAGCGCAGGCTTGATGCGCTTCGCAGCGCCCGTGACACCGGTACCGTAGTCGTCGCCGGCCTTCTTGCCGTCGGCGCTCGCCGGAACACCAGTGAACGCAGCAGTCAAGCTGCTCTTGATGCCCTTAGCTGCGGTGCTGACACCCGAGCCATAGTCACTGCCCGCTTGCTTGCCGTCGGTCGCAGCCGGCACACCAGTGAACGCAGCCGTCAGGTCAGTCTTGATTTTCTTAGTGGAACCACCGAACCCGGTGGTGTAATCCGCGCCCGCCCGCTGCCCTGCTGCGGCCGTATTAGCGGCCTTGACTTCCTTGTCGATCGCAGCAGCGAGACCCTTGATGGTCGGAATCAGGTCGATGTAGGCGGTACCGATCGAAACAGCCACCGGACCCACCTCATCTCAACTAGTCGCTGTCACCAGGTGCTTCCGCGTTCCACCAAGCATCCCAGTCGTCAACGGGGATCGCACCAGAACCCAAACGTTCACTATCAGAATCTGGGTCCTGCCCTGGACGCGGTATCGGCTGCGGCTGGTTCTTGCCGTCCGCGCCGTCCTTCGTTTTCAACCACAACGCCAACCGCTGCACATCCAGCAACGCTGCCAATAGATGCTCCGTGGAACCCCACAACGCTTCCTCGCCGTACCGCTGCCGGTACACAGCGGATCCTTGCGGGGAATGCTGCACCATCGCCAGCAGGGCCCGCCACGACACCCTGACGCCGACGTCTGCGAGCACGAAACCCTTGTCGAGCAGATCGGCTTCGATGGCCTGCCACTGCTCCCGTGGGAGCGTGAGCAGGCCAGCTAGTTTTCCAGTTCAATCCCTGAATGCTCAGCCCACTGACGAGCGAAGGAATCATTGAACTCGTCCATCGTCATGGCATCAAAGATCGCCAACTGCGCCTTGTCGCAGTCACGCTCGATGATGTAATACGCCAAGTCAATGGGGCTGGCACTCCTCATCTTCCGCAGCTCACCAGCCGTCTTAAATGGCTTCGCCAACGAACCGACAGTGACAGCCTCGCCGCTATCCGTGGTGTATGTAAACGGCTCGTCCACTCCCGGACCTGTCGCGGCGTTCGGTCGTGCAATACCTGTGTTGCTTTTCGCGGGCATGCGGAGCCCTCTCCTGTCGATTCGTGGAGCCCCAGGGGTTTGGTGCCCGCCCGCCGCGTGGGGCTCCGCATGAGTACCGCGGCGGGCGGGGACTAGGACTATCAGGTGCGGGTGAAGGGGAACGTCGCGGACACGCCAGCGGGAGTGGTGACCGTGATCGTCGTCGCACCAGCGGTGCCAGCGACGGTCGCAACGATCGTCGTGGAGTTCAGGTACTCGAAGTCCGCGGCCGGGGTGACACCGAACGTGACAGCGGTGACACCAGTGAACCGGACACCCGTAATGATGATGATGTTCCCAGCAGTGCCGGTCGCCTGGTTCAGACCAGCGATACCCGGCAGCGCCGACGTCGACGTCACACCATCGTTGGTGATGAGCTTGATGGAGTCGCCCGCCGAATCCGGGTGGCACTCCACAGTCAAGTCGTACTTGATGACGTCCTTCCGGACAAGACTGATGTCGCCGCGGTCGGTGATCACGCCATCCGGAACCACCACCCGCACCTTCGACGACCCTGCTTTCACGTTGAACAGCCACGCGTTATCTGGGGACTGCGAAGCGTTCAGTTTCGTCGTGATCTCCGTACCAGTAGACACCGTCGCAGCCACAACCGACACATTCGACGATCCATAGGTGGCCTTCAGAGTGGTCGCGTTCGTTTCCAGGCATGTGAACTTCAAGGTCCCAGAGAACTCCGTCATCAAGGACGCGACGATGTCGCCGCCCCAGTCCTTGATCTGCTCCCAGCTAGTATTCTGGGACAGAGTCACACCGTCCTCAGAAATATATCCGAGGTCGGTGAACGCACCGTTCGGGGCCCCGACGGTGTCGGTGGGCAGCGTGGTCCCGACGGGTGCGACCATGACCGCACCCGTGACCCGGTCCGGAGCACCCTGAAAGATGTTCGTAGTGGAAACGGCCATGATCTTTCCCCTTTATGGGTTTTTGCGGAGCCCCACAAGAGTGTCTATCTACAGTGCAAACCCACGGACGTGCATCATCACAAAAAACGTGTACCGCGGGTAATTCGTGTCCGGGTCGGGTTGGTTCACCGGACCGCCGCCCTCTTCCACGTCACAGCACACAACCCCACCAGGGACATCCCGGTCAGGTATCGATGCGACGAGAGCGCGGACCACACTGGCTAAGGCCTCGGCGTCTACTTCGGTGGCAGCCCAGCAATCGAACGACACCATCGGAGCATCCGTGATGACGTCGTATCGGACACCGCCGAGCCGGCGGACCCGCACCAAACGGGCGGGCCGCTGTGCGGGGACCTTCGTGGCAACGGTCGCTGTCTCGCCACGCGCCGCCAACTCAACCTTGAGATAAGCAACGCATGCCGCTTCCGCTGACGGGAACGTAATGACCTCAACGCCGGTCATCCTCTGCCAGCGTCCAACGCGCGAATCAGGACATGATCCCGAGCTTCACGGCCCCTAGCTGGCCACGTCCCAGTTCGCACAGTGACACGCGCGCGGTTCTTGCCGACGAACTCTTCAACCTCGAACCCAGGACCCGCGGCAGCGGCGATCTTGTTACCGCGACGCCGCAACTCGGCCATCACTATGGGCGACTGCAACAGTTTCCTGATCTCCGCGTGATTCAACTGCAACTGATCAGCCACTGACGCGCTCCAAACCGACAACAACACCCGGCTGCCAACCAGTGAACGGGGACTGCCAAACAGCAGGGTCACCGTCCACCACGAACAACAGGCCGCGGACAGTGCAACGATCCCGAGCACCAGGCACGAAATCGTTCGACTTACGGAACAACCGCGGGTTCGTGATCACCGGGTCACGACCCGGATCGAACCGTTCCACGCTCCCACCCGGGTCGAAACCCCAACCAGGAACCGACACCGGAGCCGCGAACGACTCCACCGGATTACCATGCGCATCCTCAGCCCCAACAACCTGAGCCTCGAACAACACAACTTCACCGAACGGGAACTCACCCATCAGGGAACGTTCCCGTCCTCATAGAACCGGTTATCGAACCCTGGGAAGAACGGGTCGTCGAACCCTTCCCTGGAACTCAACGGATACCAGCCAATAGTGGGAGACACAGTGTCAACCGAGAACGCCCCCGACACCTCAGGACCCTTACACAAGTCCTGAAGCTGTTCAATCTCGGACGGCCAGAACATGCCGCGACGCTGCTGACGAGTATCCAAGGTCTGCTGAAACGGGCCCGCGGACTGTTGCGACACAGCCCCCGAGCCCGCCTCATGCCACCGCAGAATCGCGCCACGCAAGATAGCTCGAGCGGCAGCCTCATACGGAAATGCGTCATCCAAGATGCACGGCGCCACCCTCGCGGCCAACGCCAACGCATCCTCAATCATCGCCTCAGCTTTCACGTCATCAATCGACGCGAACGGCACAAGATCAGCGGGGGCCAACGACACAGCAGTCACAGTGCGGTCCCCGTCCTCTCAATGGTGGATCGGAATTAGGTTAGGACGCCTCGCCGGCAACCCACGCCGTGCCACTCCAATACGCATGCGAATCATCAACCAGAGTCACATACTCGCCGGCAGTCCACGCCGCCGCAGGCGCAGCAAGAACCGCACTCAAGGCAGCGAGGTCAGCCGGGGTCGCAGCGAAGAACGAGCCGTTGACCCCAGCGAACGCCACATTCGGGGAGCCGCCAACATTCCAGGAATTACCATCCCAGTAGGTATGCGACTCGTCGCCGACGACAACATAATCTCCGACGACCCACCTTCCGTGAGGCGACGCAACAATCGTGCTCATCGCCGCTAGATCAGCCGGAGCACCAGCCCCGGTCGGGGTGAAGGCACCAGGGTGACCGGTAGTCGCACCGATCGCGACCTGCGGTGCCTCGCCTTCCTCCCAAGAATCCCCATCCCAATAGGCATGAGAATCGTCACCCAACACAACATGCTGTCCGACTGTCCACGCGGTGTCAGGGTCCGCGGTGATCCCAGACATCGCCGCCAGATCAGCAGGTACATCCCCACCCGAGGGCGTGAATGTACCCGGATCACCAGCAGTCGCACCAGACGTCACCGGAGCCGACGGCGCCTCACTTTGCTCCCACGAATCCCCATCCCAATAGGCATGAGAATTGTCGGTGAGGACAATGTACTGACCCTCAGTCCACGCAGTCTGAGGGTCCGCGATCAGACCGCCGGGCTCCACAGGATTGCCGGGTTGGGCGCCGAACCTAGTGGCCGCCAAGTCAGCCGGCAAGTCAGCACCCAAAGGGGTCACGTGTCCAGGGGAACCAGCCGCAGCTCCCGTGGGTGTCCCCACCCAGTATGGGGCCTGAGCATCATTCACCGGAACCCCACGAACATCCGTGGACCCCCTGTACAAGGCAGATGCAGCCGCGCATCTAACCGAAGACGTCCAGACCCCACCCATAACCGGGCGCCCGTCAGGTCCAACGACCTGATACACATTCATATCAATGAAACCCACAACACACCTCCAATCGAACTACCCGAGATTAGAAGGTGGCTGAACCCTTGGTGTAAACGGTGAACGCTGCAGGGGAACCCAACACGAACCCGTAATATGCTTCCACCAGGAGCAGCGTCAAGTTCTCCTGGAACGCGGAATGCCAGCTGGTGCCATCGAAGTAGTTGGCTTCGGTGCTGACCTTCACGGTGATGTCCATGCCGACGCCGTACGCGGCCTGCGACCAGTCACCGGCGACCGCGCGGATCGTGGAGTCCACACCACCAGCGCCGGACGCTGCCACGGACGTCTTAGCGCTGTTGCCAGTCAACGCGTTGACGACAGTCACCGGCGCGGACGCAGCAGAAACATTCGACGTGATCGCAGTGAACGTGATCACGTAGGACACGCTGGTGGTGCCAGTAACAGTGACAGTCGCGTAAATGCCGCCCCACGCGCGGATCGCAGCCTGAAGTGCTGCAGTCGTCACGTTCCACGCAGCAACATACGAGTTACCGCCCGAGTTCACGGTGAACGCGCCACCGGTGGGCGGGCCAGTGATGGTGATTGTCTGGATCGCGTCACCCGCACGCCAGTACCGACCGGACACGCCCTTATTGAACACAGCCGGCCAACCCAACAGACTCCGGCTGTTACCCGTAGCGTCGTTCGTGGACGTCGAATGCGAATCGGACAGCAACGGACGACCCTGAGTGTCAGTAGCGAGCATCGCGTCGATCTGCAACCGAGGATCAGCAGCCCAACCAGTCATGTCGAAGTTCTGGTCCACGATCTTCCCGACACCCGTCACAAGGTCCGTGTAAATACCGCCAGCCGCCTGCAACGCAGTTCCGAGGGCGACCGTGTTCGGGGTCAACGACACATAGTCGGCGAACGGCCCAGCGGAACCCGTCTTCAAGGACAGACCGGTGATCGCCGCATAGTCGAACGCCCGCGACAGGGCAGTCGGCAGGTCCTGCTGCAACTGGTCGTACAGGCCTCCCGGGTTGGTGGTGACAACCTCATCGGACACGGGGACGAGGACAGCGAGCTTCTTACCGGTCATCGCCTTAACGCCGACACCGACCTGACCGCCGGTCTTGACGGCGCCTTCTCCCACCCAATCCGCAATGGGGATGTCCATCGGAACCGGGATGGTGGTCGTCGATGACACGGACAGCGGCACCCGGCGGGCCAGGGACATCACCGCCGAGGACTCAACGGCCTTGTTGAAGATCGGCCCCGTGATGGTCGGGGGGAGTAGCTGAGTCGCGGCATTCGCGAGTGCGGTTGGGTTGATGGCCATGGTTGGGATCGACTCCTGTAGGTATAGCGGGGATCACTGGATCCCGCGGGCTTTTCGGATGATGTCAGCGAACTGCGCCGCTGGATCAGTTCCGCCGACACCGACCGTGCGGCCTTCGGCGGGGACGTGCGTCCCGACCCTCGGGCGCGCATTAGGGTCGGGGATGAACTGCTTCAAGGACTCGGCGTGCGCCTTAATGTCCTCTTCAGTGGTGCCGCGGAGAACACCAACGGGAACCCCCGTTTTCTCGGAGATCGCCTCTTTCCACTCGGCGATCTGCTGGCGAGACTCGAATTCGGCGGCGCGCGACTCGAACTCTGCGGCGCGCTTCTCAGCGGCTTCCGCTCGAGCCTGCGCCTTCTGCAACTCAGTCTTCTGAGCTTCCTCAATCTCAGCGAGACGAACCGCCGCGGACCTGTTCTCCTTCGCGCGGGACTCCCACTTCTTCGCCTCAGCCACCCAATCCGTCGCCGGTTTGGCAGGCTGTGCAGGCGGGGATTCCGTTTTCGACTCAACCTGTGCAGGCTGGGCTTCAGTGACCGGATCGACCGCCACTACTGGTTCTGTCATCTCTGGCTCCCGTGCGGGATACGTCGCAGCCGTGCGGCCGCGGGGGACTAAATGAACTGCGGAACAGCGCTACAACGGCACCGGTCATGAGATAGAAACTTCGCGGTCGCCTCACGGTAAACAGCGCCACGACCAACCAGCGTTTGACACCAGCCGCAGTCACCGGCAACACCCACACGCCGCCAACCGGCGGCCCGCGGATCCTCCACCGCCGACGCTGTCACCGTTTCACGGTCAGCGTTCGCGATGATCCGCTGCAACCCACCCGAAGCCATCGCCAACGCAGACACACGATCCGGAATAGCCGAAAACAGTGGCTCAACCGCCCACCTCGCCAGCGCATCAGTGCGGCCACGGTCAGGTAAGACAGCAGTCACCGCAACGAACCGCCCAGGAACACCACCCGCGGCGCGGAGCTCGTCATACCAGTCAGCGGCAAGCGTCGCAGCCGCCGAACCATACGTCTCAACCAACTGAGGCAACACATCCAACAGAGAATCCCTAGCTACAACCGCCGAGTTGAAATCCCGCCACACAACTTCCAAATCCGAAGCGGCCAGACCCGTCAACTGCTCCAGATCAGCCCTGTGCGCCTGGGTTAACGCCACCAGGTCCGGCATTCGATGTCACCACCGGCGAACCCTGCATCGGCATCACCTGAGAAGCTGCTGGAGGCATCTGCTGAGGGGCCACGGACACCACCGGTTGGCCGGCCTGCGCAGCCTGCGTGATCGCACGCAACGCAGCCGACCCACTCTGCCGGCGCTTCTCCGACATCGCCCGCCGCACCTGCTGATCATCCAACCCCAACAACTCCAACCCAACCTCCGTGTCAACCAGCCACGGAACCGCAGTCAACTGCTTCAAACCCGCATCAGCCTGCGCCGCGCGAGACAAGTAAATCGGGGAACGCCACTTCGGATCAATCGACGACCACTCATCAGGGATCGTCGTCTCACCATTCGCCATCGCCAACGCACGCCGCAACGCACGCCGCAACGGCGGCCCCCAATCATCCGTCGCGCCCTCAGCCTCAGCGATCAAATCCTCACGAGACGCAATATACGAGTCCGCGGAAACCGGGTTCGACATATCAATCACACCAAGCGACGTCAACGGGATCGACGTCTCACCCGAGAACAACTGGGCCTGCTGCTTCAACTGATCAATATGCGGTGTCGGCGACGACGCCATGAACTGCTTCACATCAGCCCGCGGATTCGTCGCATCCTCATCATCCGGAATACCCTTAATCCGCCCCAACATGATCTGCCACGACGCCTTCAACGAACCATCAGCGTTCTTGAAAATCTTCTCATCCGCACCCAACATCCACATCTCCGGGAACGAATACACGTCAGCGTGACCCTCCATACGGATCACAGTCCGCAACGCCTGATCATGCAACGCCATCACCGGCCGCGAAATCCGCGACATACCAAACGGGCGACCCGCGCGCGGCTTATACACAAGCGGCTCAGCCGGCACACCCCACGGATGCTCCAACCGATCAACCTGCCACAAACCATCCTCGCGGTCAGCGACGATCGTCACACCATCCAAATACAACGCCAACCCCTCAACACGACCCTCGCCGTCCCGATCCGTGATTGACAGCAAACTCTCCAAACGGCGCGTACGACAATTCCACTCACCCGTCGCGGACAGTGCGTCCTTCACGTGAATCAACCCGGGCGGCTCACCAACCGCCGGATCACCCTCAGTGTTAATCAGGAACGACACACCATGAATCAACGACGAAATCAGCGCCGACGACACCTCAGACCCCAGCTGGTTACCATCCCACACCTCGCGGTAACCCACGCTATCCAAGTCACCATCAGGCCACACAAACGCATCCAGATTGCAACGGCGCGCCAGAATGTCCACAGCCTTCGCCGACCAACCCAACACGATCCCCAACTGGTAATACTGCGGAGGGATCACAGTCCCCACCTGCATAATCGCGCGGCGACCATCATAATACGAGGCGCGAATCAGATTACGGCGCTGCTTGAACTCCAACCGCTCCATAAGCTCGTTCAACGTGTCCTGCTCATCCGCAGACACACCCGGCAAACTGATCCGCTCAAACGGGAGACTGATGCCCTCAAACACCAGACCACACTCCCATCATCAAGACCTACTTCTTCGGCTTCGGAGGCGTCATCTTAGGCTTAGGCGTCATCATCGGCTTATTCCCCGACAAACGCTTATCCTTCGACGTCCCCTTCGACGGCTTCCCGCCCATACCCAACTCCTCACATCACAGTCCCAGACCGGCCAACACCATCACGACCACCCGGACGCTTAACCCGCGACGCCTGAGCACCCCAAAGAGCAAGAGTGCACGCCACGATCGGAGTGATATCCGACGCCGCGTTCTTCCGCGACCACGCCGAACCACCCATCAGTTCACGCTTCCGAGCGACCGCCAGAGCCGCATTCAACTGCGGCTGATCAATATGCCGCAACGAACCATCCACCACACCGTCATAGAACGAACCGAACGACTGCGCAACCTCACGGGCCTGAGTCAACGTGACCTTGATCCTGCGGCGCAGCAACTCATCGACTACCGACGCACCCGGCGACGACCCATCAACCACAACCGCCCGGATCTTGTTCCTCGCACACCGATCCGCGACGCGCGCAGCCACCCAAGCAACCCCGTTCGACTGCGCATCCAACTCCACATGCCACAAACCATCCGGACGCAACCCAGCGAACGCCACAGACGCAACAGACCGATCCGGCGCAACATCCACAGCCAACGCAAACGCATCCGTCGGCTGCGAAAGCACATCAGCGCACAAACCCCACGAAACCGCATCAATCACACGGTTAGTCGACGGATCCTCCCACATCCCCAGACGCTCCAACGCAAACTCGTCATCCGACATCGTCGCGCGCTCATCCGCAACCGCATCATGACTGATACGAGTCCCAAACGACGGATTAGCCTTCGCCCAAGTCTGCGGATCATCAAAATCATCACCAGGAGCAGCCGACCACTCCAAATAAGCAACCCGCGACTCCTTGCCCTCCAACCCAGCCTGCCGGAAGCGAGTAAACACCTCGCCATCATCAACAGCAGTCGGAGGAGTCCCAAACAACCACACCTGAGGATTCGGACGAGCAGACATCGTCGGCAAAATCGCCCGCCACGCCCCAGAACCAAGGATCTGCGCCTCATCCAACAACAAACAATCACAAGAGAACCCGCGCCCAGACCCAACCGACCGAGCCTTGAACCGAATCACCTGACCAGACTTAAACCGGATGTACTCACGGTTCAACGCCCGACTATAAATCTCCACACGCTCATCCAGCGACGGAATATCCTGCAAAATGTCCACCAACCGCGTGAACACCTCACGCGCCGTGTCCTGCTGATGCGCAGAGATAATGATCGTCCGCTCATTGAACAGAAGGATGCCAGCCAGTGCACGAGCAACGATCAACTGCGACTTCCCCTGCTGGCGCGGAGCCGACACCGCCACCTGCGACGCAGCCCAACGGCCATCAGTCCGCTCACCCAACCCGGCCTGCAAAACCACTTCCTGCCACTCATCCAAAACCACGCCGCAACGCGCCGACAAGTCAGCGACATCCTCCCACGAGGAACTACGAACCCTAGTTGGCTCGTGACGAACCCGCGGCGGGGCCTGCCCCTCGAGCAGCACGACGGGCGGTAATCTCGTCAACCGCGTCGCCCACTTCCACCCTCGGAGTCAACAGTTCGATCTGCTCGAGCACATCAGACAACCGCGCAGACAACGCAGCCAAGTCACGCATCGACTCACAGTCATCGATCGACCGCGCCAGCCGATCCCGCAACGCCACCAACGACAGACGTCGATCATCCGACAACACAGCCGACTCAAGCGACAACAGATCCATAGCTGCCGCCATCCCCTTGTTGATCTTGATGTGGAAATTTACAGCGTGTGAAATAACCGCTA